CCAGCGCAGCGCCCTGCCGGTATCACCCAGCAAGTCGGGGTTATCCCATCCAATCCGCCTCACCGCCCAGCCACGCTTTGCGTATTCCGAGGCCAGCGGCCAGATCATGCCGGATCCGTAGGTCATGCGTTTGGTACTAGATCGCGGTCGATAGCAATGCGGAAGGTCTTGGATGAGCGGACCACCTCCTCAGCCAGCGCCCCTTCTTCCAAGTAGGTCACGCGCCACTCAAATTCAGCAATCGCGTCGAATGTTGATTTGTAGTCCGATTGGTAGTTTCCGAGGGCGTTCAGCAGCTCATCGGTATCGAGATCCACAAGGATGCGGTAGCGTTGCTTGTCGCTGGTGCCTATGGCTTGTACGGCTCCGTTCGATTCTATAAGGATCGTCTCGCCATCGAACTCGCGGATGTTCATCACGATCGAGTGAACCGCCATACTTTGAAGCTCGGTCCCCTTGAAGAAACCAAGATCCAAGAAAGCCTTGTCACCATGCTTCAGATACATAACAGCTTGGCTTCCGCCTTGCCCGGAAGTCGGCGTAATTCCTGGCACCGATACCGAGCCGGACAGTAGGTCGATGTTCACCTCGATGCCGAGTCCGTCATTGTAGTTGGTGTCCTCGATGCCCATCGCAATATCCAAAGGAGTGGATGAACCGTCACCATTGGTTGCTGTGACCTTGATCAGGTAAACGCCGGCCGCTGTGGCAGTGCCGCTTATTTTCCCTGCGCTGTTGATCGTCATTCCGCTCGGAAGACCGGTGGCTGTCCATGATGTCGGCGTATTGGTGGCTGCCATCTGGTACTCAAAGTACTGGCCCTTGCGGTAGCCGAGGACGGATGTGGTGCTTGATATGACTGGTGCTGGCATGGTGATTTAGATTTTTGCGATTCCGTATTTTGTTTCAGATGAGCCCCCACCTTCTTCTCCAAGGGTAGCGCTCATTCCGTTGAATGCGACAAGCCCCCTTGGGTCGGGCGAGTTGTTGTCTGTGTCGAATCTTACCAAGCGGCCGCGCACGATGAAGTTGGCGGTCGTTAGAGTGGTGTCGCTCGCCTCGGTCGCGCCATAGAGCACGCGATCGACCTTGTAGACCGGCAGCAGGTTTTCGAGCTTCCTCGTCACGCGCAACCCAAAGGAGTGAGCCGACGGCACGCTGGTGAGCATGATTGAATGATCGAGCGACGGCGGGAGGAAATTGACGGTCGAGATGTTGCTCGGGGTAGTCGGAGACCCCTGTGGGATTCCAATATCAATCGCCACCCCCCAATGAACCGATGTATTGGAGTTGAAGACGGCAGCCACGAATGAGAAATCCAGCGAGAAGGTTTTGTTGAGGCGCAACTGCTTCTCGTTCACATGGATGCGGAATAGCTCGCGGCTGAAGTCCACCGGGTAATAGACCGATTCCGAATCGATGATCTTCCCCACCTGATAAAACCCACGGCCGTCCCATGCGTAGAATGCTGGGGCGGAGATATTCTTTCCTTTTCGTCCAAGATAGCCAGGGATGACGAGTTCTTTGGTCGTGTCGGTGTAATGATAGACGGCGCTTTGGCTCGGGGTCGTGGGGATGGTGTTCGCCACCGTAAGCGATCCGGTGAGGTACTTGGCAGGAAGCAACCCACCGTTCCTCGGTAACTTTTCGACATCGATCGAAACCACATCCTCCGCATCCACCGTCGCGCGGGTGGGGAAAACTTCGAAGATTTCCGGCAACTCCCATGAGGCCACGGTTGTTTGAGTTGTGGTCTTGTCAGAGTTAATACCAGTCGTCGGGACAAATGTCTCCAAAGTCACCACCCGGCTTCCGAGGTCATCGAGCAGGAGGTTCAATCCTTCGATCTGCTCGATGGTGTGCGTGTGCGCCTGGAAGGCCGAGATCGGGCCGGCAGTGGTGATGGTCGCCACGTACTGGTTGGCTGTCGGCGGCGTCTTGAACTTGATGGTGAGATCATCCTCGCTGTCGAGGGTGACGGCGTAGGAGACATAGAGGTCTTCGCCATCGACGCTGAACTGGCGATCGACGATGGCTGACTCGCCATCGTTCTTGCGCAGCGTCACATGCAGGTCGCGGGTGCCGAGGTTGTGAGTGAGCGTGTACTCGGTGTTGGTGCCATCGCCGATCGGGGCGACATAGTGCTGGCTACCGGTGATGATCTGATCCTCGGTGAACGGAATGTAGGTGCGACCGTGTGGCGGGCGCAGCCAGTCGATGTTGGCGGCGGTTTCCAGACCCTCCCAGTTGAGCTCGCGGATGATCCGCACCGGCACGCGGATCGGTGTGATAGTGTAGAGGGTGTCGGGATCGTTCTCGTCCTCGATGGTCATCTCGACCTCCAGCACCGCAGTGGTGATGTTATCGACGGCACGCAGAGCGTCGGCCAGCTCGGCGGTGTTGAGGTTTAGGACGAAGGTTGGGTCGCCGGGTGGCGCTGAGAAAACCTCAACCTCGATCAACTCTTGGGCGAAGCCCTCCATCGAGCCGCCGAAGGTAATGTGGGCGGTGTTGTTGTTCGGATTGGTGACAGTGAAGCTGCCGTCCTCATCAGCGAGCTTGGCGATGGCAGCTTGGATCTCATCCGCGCCGTCCTCAATCGATAGTTCGCCAGATTTCTTGTATCCTCGGCGGAGTTGATAGCTACCACGGAAAAACGGATTGACCTTGAGAGCTTGGATCTCTGGCCATGTGGTGGTGTTATCTGCCCCACCCTCTTGGATCCTCGTGATGCTAGGCATCGCCGGCAGGATGTCGGTAAAGATTGAGGTCGAGGCGAGCGGTGAGCGGATCAGGCGGATCTCGTGGCGCGTCTTGCTGCCGACGAGGTACGAGCGCACCCGCACATGGGCGGTTGGCTCAAGGCTCACCGAGGTTCCGGTGATCGTGAGCTGGGCCTCGGTGGCATTCGCTACATCGACCAGCCACGAACCGTCTTTGAATGTAACCGTTGCTGTTGAGGAGTAGACTTCTTCGAGCGCGGCTTTGACTTGGGCTGCGGTCGCATCGAACGAAAGCGGCGAGCCAGCGGCATCGCCATCGACATAAAGTTGAAAGGTGCCTGCCGTCGGGCGAGCATCGACAAGGCCAATGCTGGCGCGCAGGGAATTGAGCGTGCGGGAGACTTCAGTGGCGGTGCCTTCGATCTGCTCCGAGAACCGCAGCCCGATGCGGACTTCATCGCCTTGAACAAGTTCCGGCAGGGTAAGCGTGCTCCCGCCGAGGGTGCTGTTGAGCTTCCGGTTGGTGAGATCTACAAACGCGAGGACTTGCATCTTTTCATCCTCCCTCGCGTCAACTTGTTGGCTTCTCCTCCTCGGCCGTTAGGTTCTCGATGCCAAAGAAGTCGTATGGGAAAACCACCATGCGGTATGGGAAGCTCGGGTTGAGCTTCTCGGCCTCAACCTTTTTGGCCTCTTCCTCGTCATTGCGTTTCTTGGCGAGGTTTGCTTGTTTGTCGAGGCTCATAGGGACCAGAACGCTCCTCTCAGGTTGCGGCTTTTGAGAATTTGCAGCGCCGTGTTCAACTGGTTGTTGAGTGGTGCCAGAATGGTGGCAATGAGGATGTCGGCCAAGCCACCAGCCAGCGCGGTGGTGAGGCGGATAGGTTCAATCGGCACTGAGTCGGGGATGCTCTGCGGCGAGTGCGCGAGGTTCCAAAAGTGGTTGTATTCCACATAAGGCGTCCATGTGGCATCCATCTCGGCGGCTGGATCAACTCCCTCGGGACTCACGAAGTAGATGGTCGCCAGTTTTGTCAGGTCATATTCGGGGTCAGTGATGCCTTCGAGGAGCGCCATCTCGGACTCTGGCTCAGGCGGTGGCGAAAACTTCGAGTTGATCCGTAGATAGGGGTTTTTCTTCATCACGCCAGAATGGCCGTAGGTGATGAAAATCGATCCCAATGATCCGTCCAGTAAGCTCCCAGGGTATACCTCGAACTTCGCCGCTGGTCGGTCTTTCCACAGCGAGACATCGCAGGCTCGCAGGCGTCGTGCCGCCTTGGTGTCTTCCTGCCCATCGATAAAGCTGATGCCGCTGGTGAGATTGCCGGTGATCTGAGTGTTTGCCGATGTTACACCGAGGTTGGCGAAGAACTTGGGAACGGGTTCGTAAATGAGCTTTATGCCGGCATCAGATAAAGCGCTGCCAGCAATTCCACTGGGATCCGCGCCGGTCCCGATCACGCGCGTCGGGCCGATCTCCACGCTCGGCCATTCCGTTAGGAAGGCGTCGATCATTCGCTCTGGGTCTTTGATGTCTTCTTTCGCCTCAGTCAGTCGGGCAATCGTGCGCGCGCTCGCATTTTTCACGCGGGTGGGAATCGTCACCTCCACGCCATTGACGAACCCCGGCTTGATCTTGAAAAGCCATTGGCCCTTGCTTTCGCCCTCCACCCCTTCTTGCCATGACGGGGTGATTTTCCACGGGTGTGACCACTTGCGGGGATTAGGCCCAGCCTCGAAACGAATCGGCAACCTCCGGCCGATGGTATCCACCATCGAGTTCCATGTTTCATCGCGAATGACCGGAATTTTTTTCACACCGGAAAGAAGAGGTGGCGGTTGCCGGTTGTTTCGCCCTCAGTCGATTTTCGCGCTTGGTACAGGTAGCGCATGTTGTGGTGGACGATCTGGAAGGTTTCCTCGACGGCCGTGGCGGACGCATTGAGATAGCAAAGCGCCAGCGGGTAGTAGCCAGCGCCATCCTTGAGTCCCTCCGCTGTCGGTGTTTGAACGATTCGCAGGTCGGTCTTTGGATCCTTGATCGTGCCAGCATCATTCGGCTTCACGCGCAGCGAGATGTAGAACTTGCCGCCCTCTTGATTTTTCAAATCCAACTTCATCGCCGGCGCTGGCTTCTCTGGGTCGAACTTGTTTCCGTCGTCGTCTCGGTTGTCGATTCTTCGCCAGTTCTTGGTCGTGACATCGAGGATGTACGGCGTTTGACCATTCACCGTTCCCGCCCGCACCGATGCGCTTGCTTCACTCGCCCCAACTTTGAATGGGTGACTGTACGCTTGCCGCTTTTTCAGCACGGTGACGATCGTACCTTTGGGCGTCTCGCGAACCTTCACTCCTTCGCCTGGCACCACCTTGAGCGTATCGACCCATCGCACCAATCGCTCCCACGCGGTTTGGATCCTCTCACCCTTCTGGACTTTGATTTCCTTGATGTCCATTAGTTGAAATTACCAGCATTACCGTCCTGATAGACCTCCTTCGGCCATTCATAGTACTCGGAGAGCTTCCATGATTCGGAAATCTGCCAGACATTTCCACGCTTGGAAATCTGCGGCGGCATCTTCATCCAGTTTCGATTACCTTTGTCGAGGTTGTTAAATTGCTCTGGGGCGTCTGGTACTGAGCGATACAGTTTCCCGATGTTGTCGATTACAGTCTTGGGTAAGGTTTTCTTGGTGTAGCTCACCGAGGCAATGCAGTTCATCACGATGTAGGTTTTGACCCCCTTCATCGGGTTTTTGTTGCCTTTGCCGACCTTACTTTTTCCACCAAGACCGGATGAGGCTTTCGAGCCCGCTGGGAGAGTTTCATCAAAAGTCCAATCCTCTTTAGTTTCTGGGTCTGCCCATTTGCCGCCGTAAACATTTTTGATTTCCTCAAAGTTCCAATGGGCCTCAATCGGCTCCTCGGCCATCTCAAAATCAAGACTCCAAACTGTGCTTTCTTCGTCGCCGTAGGTGGCGTTGTTGGATTCGGCGCTGCCGCCCTCGTAGGTCACAGTCACGATGTAGGAAGGATCGGCGCCGTCATTGTTGCATGCCCATGTCCGCGAAACCTCTTGGCAGTTTTCGTAATCTTCTTTGCCCACAGTCTTCACTTGAGCGATGGTCTGGACATAGTAAGGAACCACCCATTGGATGACGCCTTCTTTGCTCTTTGAACCGGTGGCTCCTACGGTGATGAAATTGCTGGTGCTCATGCGAAAACGGGTGGGATATTTGTTGATTCAGCTATCACCCACCAAAAACAGGGATGTAAACTTCGGATGTGGTGGTCGTCTTAGGTTTGGTATTCTCCTTAATCGTCCGCAGCAGGGATGTCTGACGGCGGTTTTCTTCGAGGATGCCATCGTTGGCCGCGCGCCCCATCAGCACATTAGTCGCCTTGGCGACGCTGCCGAGTTGGCTCACACCAGCGCTCGGGCCGGGTTGTTGCTTCTTCTCGCGTGCCTTGTCGGCCTCATCTGCGGCAGCACGGGCATCGACCATCTTGGCGGCGGTGTCCTTGGCTTTGTCGCCAGTCATGCCGAGCTTGTTGAGCGCGACGATCTCTTCTTGGATTGCTTTCTGGCGTTCGAGATCGGCGATCTTCTTCTCATCACCGGCGATCCGCGCGCGGACCATCTCGGCTTCGAGGCGGTAGGCTTCTTGGGCAAGTCGCAGTTCTTCGGCCTTGGCTTTCTTCTCGGCTGACGGGCCTTCCGGCGTATCGGGTTCGGTCGGTAGGATCTTCTTTCCGTTTTGGATTGCCTGACGCTTATCATTCCACTCTGACCGCGTTATTTTTTTCGGATTACTACCGACCGAGATTTCTTTGAACAGGCTGCGGATTCTTTCGATGCCGTCACCGATCTGGTTTTCCATGATCGGGCCTTTAGCATTTGAAACCTCCTCGCTTAACTTGCCTTCATTGAAAAACGGATCGTTGCCAAAAGTGTCTTGGCTCCATTTGGACATCTTGCGGATGGGGTTGTAGTCCTCCATCAATCGAAGTGCGCTTTCCGTGGCTTCCGCAAATCCTCGCGTGAGAGCCACTTTGAATCCAAGCACGACAGCTTCACCGATGAGTTCGCCGATCTTGACCAGTCGTGAGGTATCGCCAGCGAGCCCTTCCGACAAAGCGGCGGCGAGCGTGCTGCCAACTTCGCGGATCTTGGGCGCGAGGCTACTGAGTGAGGCGACGATCTGCGGCGTCATGGCGGCCACATCGGCAGCGAACTGGGAGAAAACCTCGGCCATCGGCTTGCCGACCTCTTCGAGCATCTGACCGATCGAGACTTTGATGCGCGACATGCCGCTTGCTGTGGCGTTTGCCGCTCCGCCGACCTGCGTTTCGATGGCTTTGAGCACCTGGTCGAATGCCTTGGCGCGGTTGCCGGTGGCGGCGAACTCTTCGGAAATGGCTTTGATCTGCGAGGTGGTCAGTGCGCCGGTGCGCTTGAGCGCGGCCAATCCCTTCTCTGGATCCTCCAGCGCCTTGCCGAGCTGTACGGCGTAGTTTGAGGCGTCGCCACCGAAGACGGCTGCCATGTCGACGGATGCTTGAGTGGCGCGATCGAAGGCGCCACCAGTAGTGCCGGCGGTCTTGGCGAGTTCCTTGAAGGTCGCGAGCTTTGCCTGCGCCGCCATGATCAGGTCACCATCCACGCCTGTGGCGAGCTCAGTGGCATCGGCCATCTCGATGAGGCGAGATGCGACATCACCGGATTGGGTGCCGAAAAGGCCCATGGTCTTCACGACGCTCTTGATGCGGTTTTCCGCCTGAAGTCCTTCCTCGCCGATGCTGATCAGCTTGTAGGTGATGCCACCGATCGCTGCGGCTGCGCCTGTGGCGGCGATGCCTATTGCACCGACGCCCTTGGTGATGCTGGAGAAGGCCGAGCCGATGCCCGAGCCGATCGACGACATCGAGGTCTTGAGCGAACTTGCCGACTTTTTCGACCGATCGATCCCACGGACAAAGTCCGAGGCGTTCAGCGTGAGCTTGGTGGAAATGCCTGCCATCTTTTCAATTCAGTAAGGTGTCAATCAGGATAATTTTTTTGCCGCTTTCTTGAGGAAATTGTTCACCCGGTTCTGCATGGCACGGGTTTGCCAGCGCACGGCATACTGCATACGGCGGTCGACCCCATCCATATTGCTGGCCCAGTTGACTAAGTTGCTGATCGTCGCCGTGATTCTGAATGTTGTTATTCTTATATCAGCATCACCTGGCGCGTCATGCCTGCCGATCCAGCTTGGCACTCGGATCTTGCCCAGTCTGCGTGCGGCGGATGCCCAGCCGGACGCGAGGTAGCCTACGCCTTTCTGTTTCACCTTAATGAAGTTGGTGATCATCGAGCGGGCTGCGCGAGTTTGTTTCACTGCCCGCTTGATGCGGATGTTTCCACCTCGGCGCTTGGTGTGCATGATGTTGGCCATTTCCGACATACTGCTGACCTCCGAGTTCTTCGGGGTGGATCCGATGAAGACATTGCGCACATCGCTGGCAATCGCGGCCTCCCCTAGTTTCTTAGCCTTTACTCCGCGCGTTTTGCCGTTGCTAGGCGGCGTGATATCCATCAGTTTGCGGACAACTCCCCGCGCCTGCTCTTCCATGAGCGCGCGACCATCGCGTTTGGAAAACTCACCGAGCCTTGCGGCCATGGCTTGAAACTGCCGGATGTCAGTCTCGATGTTAGTTCTGGCCATTTATTCAGGGGAAGAGTCAACCAGTCCATCGATGTAGCTGAGCAGAGAATCTGGCACCATTTCCTCGATTCTCGCGGCTGTGACTGGTTCAAGCGTCCAGAGGTTCGCGGATTGCAGGGCGCAGTGGTAGTATTGAAGTGCGCGGGAGAGCGGTAGCTTCCAGAGGATGAATTCCTCACTCCAGCCGGTCTCCTTGGCGAGCATGTAGACCACGCTGGCGCACCAACCGGGGCTCAGGACTTTCCCGGCGGCGTTTCCTCTTCGCTCTTGTACTTTGATTCGACGCGGATCTCGTTGGCCGCGATCTGTTTGCCGATGCGCTCGATCTCGGTGATGATTTCGGGCAGGCGGTGAAATTCGATGCCGAGCGCGTAGACCAGTGCCGCTTTTCCGGCGGTGTTGTTGGCGATCGCTTCGGCGACCTCATCGACGGGCGCAGACTGCATCCACACGAAGGAGTTGATCTGCCGTTGCAGCTCGATCTCGCTGACGCTATCGCCATAGATCATCGAGATGTTGAGCAGGTCGGCAATCTGGCGCGAGCCAATGGAAAATGGCCGCATCTTGATGCCGCCGATGGTTTTACTTTCGCTCTCGATCATTCCGAGCGCGATCATTTGATCTCTGGTTTCCATGATTTTAGAATATCGAAAGGATCTTTTCGCGAATGCTCTTACTCTCCGGGTCGTTTCCTGACGGAACAACAGCCGTGCGATTGCCTTTTCGCAGCAAGTACATGGGCAGCATGTTTTTGATTTTATCCACAAGCCCTCGCTTGTTTTCATCGAATCCACTCATGTACGAAATCGGATGATTTGGATTGGCTTCGCACCATTCCCGCGAAAGAAATCTTTTCCTGAACTCCATAATTGTGATTTCTTCCTCCTTTGGAATTGGGATGAACTTCACGGTTTTTGCCCCATTCATCATCCATGTGACAGTGCGCTTGGGCTTTCCGCCGACATCTTCGATCGTGTCGGAGAAGGCTTTTTGAGTAGCGAACTCGCTCCCTGAAGTGAGCGCGCCTGCAACCATTGAAGTGTTGCGGCTCTCGACGGGTGGGGTATCGTAGTCGCGCACGATGGCGACCGTGGATCCTTGTCTCATGGTTGATTTTGGGTGGCTCTTACGAGCCGGTTATTGGACGATCGGTTCCGCTTCCGGGAAAACGGTGCCGCTGATCTCGAACTCGTTGAAATCGTCGTTTTTCTCGCTCAGTTTCACCGAGGTAATGACGGTCACACCGCCAGTCGGGATGTAGTCGGGGATAAAGCTCGAAGCGCTGGTATCACCTGCTTCGATGCTGGTCGTGCCTCGGCCTTTGACCGTGAACTCGTAGGTGGGATCGAAAGTCTTGGCCGCGCCAAATCCACCCTCGGTGGACATGATCATCTTCGACTCCATGTTCTTGGTCGACTCGACGCTCTCGATCAGTTCGGCGGATACCGACTGAACTCCGATTTTGTTAAAAGTGATTGCCATGGCTTTGAAAAATTAGATTTCGTCGTAGATGGTCGCTTGGATCTCGAACTCTGGAAAATCCTCGTTGCTCTCGCTTTGCTTGACCGATGTGATCATCGCCACTCCTTTTGCAACGGTGCCGGGTACGACTGCTTCGATGTCGGCATCGCCCTTGCCAGTGATTGTGACATTGCGCGTGATGAGCTTGCGCGGGCCGGCAAAGACGGTGACGCCTTGCTCGTCGCGGATGGTTGCGACCTCGACCGATGAGTCCTTGCTCGACTCGCTCACATGCCCTTCATTGGGCGAAAGGTTGTAGGTGTTGGTAACTCCGAATGTAGCGGCCATGATACACCCGCGTGGGTGTCAACTTCACAAGCGGGTGACGCCGATCAATGCCTCGATCGAGGTGACCCAGCGGCCATCGTCTGACACACCTGCGTTGTGATTGGTGATGTGGAATCCGCGCACCTCGATGGCGGTGATGCCGAGGCTCTGGGCTGAAGGCAGCGGTTCGGTGAAGGCGTCTCTCACATCATCCACAATGTCCATGTGGGCGCTGCGGGTGCTGGCATCTGCCGGTGACGAAATGGAAACCTTGATCGTGGCTTTGTAGAGGCTGCCGACGACGCCTTCCACCTGGTCAGCGAGTACCAGAACGGCGTGCGATTCTGGCGTGCGGACATCCGAGCTGGTGCCGGTGAATACCTCGACATTTTGGCCGAGGTTGCCGACAAGCTCGGCGAGATAATCTTCGATGTGTTGGTTCATGGTGATTAACGGCGGGCAACTCGGTATTCGATGACGCCAGCACCGGGCTTGAGCATGATCTCTTCGACCTTGTAGCGCAGATCGCCGATGGTCATGGCGCTGTTCTGCGCCGGTGCTGGATCTGGTAGGTGTGCGACCAGCATGCGGACGCTGAGTGATCCGTCCTGGGAGAATCCTCCTTCTTCCAAATCGATCTGGACGCCACCCATCGAGATCGCGGCGACATACTCCTCTTCACCGATGGTGATTGGTACGCCGATGTCATCGAGGATCGATGCGAATGCCTCGGCGGCGGCTTCTTGAATTAGGTTCACGCTTCACGCGCGGCGTCAAAAAAAGCCCCACCCGGAAATTTCCAGATGGGGCTTTCTCCTTAGACGCTACCAATGAAACAAATTACTTCTTGGCCTTCTTCGGCTCGGGGGCCTCTGCGGCTTCCGGCTCGATCGGCTCGATCACTGCGGCGGCTGCTTTTTTCGCATACCGCTTGAGCGTGTCGCCATTCGACCAGATTTGCACCTCATCAGCACCACCGAAATCGCCGGTCACTTTCGCGGCCTTGAAATCGGCAAGCTGGTCGGCCAGCGTCACACTCGGAAGGTGCTTGACCTTCCAAGTGTCGCCATTGCGGGTTAGTGTGATGGCGCGGCGCATGATTAGGCGGAGACGATCCGTTTGAGGGCTGCGGCGTGGCCGAGGGCGAAACCATAGTTGACCTCGATGACCGATTTCTCGGTGTCGGTGTCAGGGTCACCCCATGAGCGGTACTCGATGGTGAGGCCGGTCTCTGGGTCGGTGACGGTCTCGTAGTTGGTGAGGCTGGCGCGGACACCCGAGGAAGGAGTCACGGGCGAGAATGCCACGAGGATCGCTTCTGGGAGTGCCACCATGCCGACGAGGTTCTGCGAGTTGCCGGGGATGAGGTTGGTGCCGATGACATTGAAGCCAGCGATGCTTGGAAGCAGGCCGTTTTGGATCGCCGAGGCGGTGCCAACTGCGGCTGCGTTCTTGATGCCGGCGTCCTTGAGCAGCGCGCCTTCGTAGGCGTTGTCGAGGATCATCGTGCGGCTCGATTTTGCCCACTTGGCTTGGTCGAGTGCGGTCTTGATGGTGATCACATCATCCGAATCAAACGCGGAGGCCGCGCTGGTGAGGACAGGTGCGCCGTAGTTGGCGGTCGTCACAACACTGAGGATGTCCTTGATGATGTCTTCGGCGAGCTTGCGACCCTTCAGGAAACCGAGCTGCTCGGGATTGAAGTAGGGTTGGCGAGCGAGTTCGCTGGAGGTGAAGGAAAGCGCTTGATACTTGCGCTTGTTGACGGTGATTTCGCGGCTGTTGATCGCATTCGTATCGCTGAATGCGTAGGTGCCGTTGAAATCCACGGTGGCGTCCGTTGCCAATGGGAAGAAAGGCACGGCGATCTTGTCAGTGCCTTGAAGCGGAACCGAGTTGTACACGGTGCTGAAGGCATTGATGGGAAGAAGCGCCTCGCGAAGCGCAACAAGCGCGCTGTCGAGGACGACATTCAGTTTGAGTTCACTGCTGATGGTGGTTGCCATAATGATTGGATGAGTTCGTTGTTGTTAGTTCGGGTTGGTTTTTGGTTTCAAAGTTTGGCCGCGTGGGCTTCGAGTTCCTTGCGGTGAGCCCTGAAAATTCGGGTTTTCTCTGCGCCAGAAGCGTTCTTCCACTGGTCGTAGATGCTCTCGCTGCTCTGTGCGTCCGGTGAGACATTCACGGGTGCGCTGGAGCTGCGGCTGGCGATGGCAGCGGCCTTGGCGGCTACTGCTTCATCGATGGAAAGTTGATTGGCCTTCAGTGCGGCGATCTCGCCTTGCAGCGATGCCAGTGTTGCCTTGAGGTCGCCGATGATTTCGGTGGCGGACTCTTCCTTGGGCTCCTCAGCAGGCGCGCTTTCGGTTTCGCCTTCAGGTGCGGATTCAGGAGCTGCCTCTTGCTCACCTTCCGGTGCGGATGGGGCGGCTTCGTTTGCGATTTCCGCAACAACGGTCTCGACCGATGCGACGACTTCTTCGGATGGGGTGCTGGCGACTTGTTCGCTCATGCCATCTTCCGCAGTGTCAACTGCGCGAAGCGGAGAGGATCCGGCTTTGCCTGCTTGCGAAGCACTGCGCACCACGGTGGCGAGGCCCAGGTCGGAGGCTTGCGGGCCGTAGAATGTCTGCCCTTGCATCGCCTCAGCGGGGATCTTCCGACCTTGGCGCGTGACGGCGGATTTGAACTCGCCAAAGACTTGATCGATCCGCTCTTGGATCAGCTCGCGTTGCGACTCGGTGAGTGAGGTGCCAGGGAAACCGGCGGCTTTGAACTTCCCGGTGGTGAAAAGCTCGACCTTCACGCCGAGCATCTCGGCGCGTTTGCTCTGATCAATGTGCGGGACCATCACACCGATGGATCCGACCGATGCCGAGCGCGTCATCGAGACGCTGGTGGCTTGCGAGCCGAGCCAGTAGGCAGCGGATGCCATCGTACCGGAGGTGTGCGCACGCACCGGCTTGACCTTGCTGGCTTCGTAAATCGCATCGGCAGCCTCGGGGGTGCCGCGAACGGTTCCGCCAGGAGAGTCGATGTTGAGGACGATCGATGTGACCGCTGGATCAGCGGCGGCGCTTTCAACGGTGGAGCGAACTTCATCGAGACTCGTCGCACCGAGCATCACGCGATCGAACTCGTCGGTGGTCGGAAGGAGCGGACCAGTGATCGAGATTGTGGCGACGCCATCGGCGACGCTCATGATCGACTGCGGTGCTTCGCTCTGCGGCAGGGTGAAGAGTTTGCCGGCAGCCATGTCCATGGCCAAACCGATGATGCCGTCCATTGCCTCCGGGGCGATGGCCCACGGCTCCTGTGTCAAAATGAGATCGCGTGCGTTCACGCGATGCGTGGGGTGTCAATTCCCCATCACTTCGCAGGCCCAGTCGGCGCTTCGACCGGCGGGGTGGCAACTCCCGATGCGAACAGCATCTGAAGTGGGATGTCGTATTTCTTGGCGAGTTCTTGAAGGTGCGCGATGTCGCGAGCTCGGCGTTCGGCCTCCTCCTCAAAGTCCATGCCCAGCTCGGCGAAGTGATCGGAGAGGGTCTTGAGACCAGCCTTCACATCTTCGCGGTTTTGAAGCGACTCCCGACCAGCATCGACGGTGACACGGCGCGGGGTGACGACGGAAATCTTCCACCATCCTGCAATCAGCGGCAGCTCGCCGCGAGTGATGGCATCGCCAATGACAAATTTCCAGACGGGCGTGAGAAAGCGGCGGATGAGGATGTTTTGGCGGTGAGAGAATCGGCGATCGGCCTTGGCAACCACCATGCGGACGCCAGCGCCGCCGATCTTGCTTGAATCTGCGGTGAACTCGTATGGCACCACACCCAACGCCGAATCGCGGCGGAGGTGATCGAGGAATCCGGTAAAAGTGGGCGATGGGCGGTTGGACTCGAAGGGTTTGAGTTCCTCGCCTGGCTTGAGCGCGACCCACTTGCCGCCGACGATCTTTTGCAATGCAGTCGGGTCGCTGTGTGGATTGTCTTCGGCCTTGCCAGAGTCGATGTCGAGCCCGCCAAAGCCATCATTGCTGTCGATCTCGCCATTCTGCGTGGTGATCGCGAACGATTTGTCGGCATGATCCTTGAGCGCGTGCTTTTCGAGCGCCAAAAGCTCCATCTCATCCCGGATGTGATTGATCGAATGCGCCAGTGATGGCACGCCGCGAGCCGATGATGCGCGCTCTGGATCGAAGATATGGAGCACCGAGTAGGCCGGCAGCTCGATGAAAGTGCCATCATCCTGCTTCACGCTATACGAAACTGGGCGGCCATAGCCGTCGAAACGGATGCCATCGACCGTGCCATCGTTGTTTCCACCACTCACGCGGTGGCTTTCGATGAGTTGGATCACCGGGCGGCCTTCAACGCGGGTGAGATGGACAAAAATATCACCGTCTTCGTCGATCGCGCGGCAGATGAGCATTTCGCACTCGGAGAGGGAGAATCGTCCGGTGATTTCGCACTGGTTCGACCAGTCTTCCCAGTATTCGAGCGTGCCGGCAATCCACTCGCGGTCTTCGGTCTTCGGTTGGATCTTGAGGCCATCGCCGACCGAGTAGACGGCCATGTCGAAGACCATTTCGCGGGCGAACCCGCTGTTTTTCATCAGATACCGGCTGCCCTTGATGAGTTCGTTGCGTACCAGTGGCGTTGCCTCCTTGCGGTGGTCTTGCGGAGCTGCGGCGGGCAGGCGTTGCCGAACCGGCGATGGGTTGACGCTCTCATACGGCGACCATCCAAAGGCTAAAGCGGCGGACTTGGTGATTTTTTGCAGCAGGTTCATGTTAGAAATTACCTATGGATGACTGACAAGTGCGGCGACTTTTGCCGTATTTAAAAGGGTTCAGCTTTTGTAATGCTGATTGGCACCACTCTATGTCGGCTTTAATTTCCGAAGGCTTTCTGTAAGTCACGGATGTCCCGCTTTCGCTGAAACTAGCCATGGCCTTCTCGCTTTCGAGGATGTGGCCCTGAAGCTTGTTCCATAACTTTTCTTCAGTCCAACCGATCAGCTCCTTCATGAAATGCGGTAAGTTGTCAATCTTCGGCGGCTTCCTGCTCGGTCTCGCGGCCAAGGATTTTGAGCATGAAGGCAAACACCGTCGCCATCGCCTCGCAGTCGAGAAGGTGGTTCGGTCGTTTCTGGATCCGCGACCATTGCCACTTGTCGCCGTCCTTGATCCGCATCTCGGATTCCATCTGGCTCAGGTACGCGATCTTCTTTTCGTCGTTGTCGACCTCGGCGAGAGCCTCGACCGGCACCTCCCATGTCGGGCCTCGGCTTGGATCTTGATTACGGCGGATCCGCGAGAGGGCGTCTTTGATGTTGAGGTTCGACCAGTAGAACATCTGGGCGACTTTGCCTGCCGAGCAGTTGATCGAGCGCTTCGGTGAGTAGAACCGATCAAGCGACTTGACCCGGACGCCGACGCCGAGGCGCTGCTTTAGTCGGTGAGTCCATGTGGCCTTCCTGTCACCCATCAAGGCGACCCAGCCATGCTCGGCGCATCGCTGATAGACCTCGTAGGAGTTGAAACCAGCATCGACGCCGACGAGCGAGGACGAAACGCGGTACTTTTCCTGCTGTTCGAGCAACTCTTCCCAGGTGTGGGCTGTTCCCCAGTCGATCCGGCGGCTGGATCCATCGGGGCTCCATTGGGTTATGAGGTACCAAAAGTGATCCATCTGGACATCGACGGTCATCACGCGCAGCCGAACCGGCGGGTCGTCGTCCTCATCCGGCACCCGGATCTTGCCACCGATGATCGCGCCTTCCTTTTCCCACGCTAAATCGCCGCGCGCGTAGGTGCTGTCGGTGATCTTGATCGAGAAATCCTCGGTGTATTCGGTGAACGGTAGAGCAAGGCGCTTCTGCCAGAAAATTTTGAGTTGCTCCATGTCGCCAGTGCGTGCCGACGCTTTTGCCCGAAGGTAAATCTCGGCAAGGTTGCCCCATGATCCCGCACAGAGGCCATTCCAATGGAAGCCGACATTCGACTTCGCCGCTCCGGGGTTCTGGGAGACATAACGCGCGCCGTTCAGAGGGTTGTTGAGCTCACGCCGTGATCGGTCGGTATCGGGAAAGCGGGTGCCACACTCGCAGAACATTTCGGTGGTCTCACGCACCCGCTCGTAGTCCCACGCGCCATCTTCGAGGCGGCAATCCTTCGACCATTCGATGTTCTCCCACTTCCATGGCTGCGTCGTCTTGCAGCTCGGGCATCGCCAGCACCATTCACGCTGGTCGGTCGATCGAAATTTCCGATCGGTGTCGTCGTCGACCTCACCGGCCTGCGACACGAAGAACCTTTTTCCCAGCCACCCGAAGGCGGTGACCCGCGCCTCGGCCTCGGCCATGTGACCGGATGGCCAGCGCCAGGTCTCATCGCCGATCAACCAGCGGATCGATCTCCTTTGAAGGTTGGTCTTGGAGTGAGCACCGAGCACCCAGCCAGTCATGCCGTTGAGAAATGCGACAGAGTTGCGCTTGAGCTTGTGCCTTTCGGTCCCTTGCTGGCGCGGCAAAATCTCCCGAATCGGCGCGCATTGCTTCCAGAGCACCTGCAGACGGTTTTCCATCTGATCTTTTGCGTCGGAGTCTGTCTGGTCGAGCCAGAGCATCGGTCCGGGCGCGTTCGCCGCGATCCAGCAGGATCCAAGCTCGGCGGTCATGGTTTTGCCCGCCTGAATCGCCGCGATGATCGAAACCAGCGAAACCGACGGGTCCGCCAGTGCCTCCAATGGTTCGCGGATCCATGGTGTGTTGCCTGATTGGAACCCACCGGGTATCGGCGAGTACGGAATCGACTCGATGTGATCCTCGCACCACTGCCACGGCGGCCGGCGATCGGTGATCACATGGCCGGCCCGCAGGATGTTATCGAGCAGGTCGGTCGTCGGATTTTTTTCGTCCTCTGGTTTCAAGTTTTGGGATCTGCTTTTGCTCGCCGGAGTTCATGATCGCGATGTACTCGTCGACCACTCGGGCATTTTCTTTGCGGATGTCGACCGCATCTCTGCCGACCAGCAGCGGCGGCAATTCGTTTTCGAGCTTGTTCCGAAGCAGGGCGTTTGCCTGTCCGATGTGATAGAACCACCGCTCACGCACCGCGTCGATCGGGACAAATTGCCCCTTGCGAACCAGCACCTTGAGCTCTCGATCCTCGACCTCGGCGAAGAGTTTCCGCAGGCGAAGTTCGGCCTCGTCGGGTGTTTCGGATTGCCCTTTGGCCGCGAGCCCCTCGGCCTTGATGAAGGCCACCCACTTGAGGACATCATGGGTTCCGTTCGACCGCGGCTTCGGCGATCCCGGCTTCTTCTTCCAAACATCGACGGTCTGGCGAGCAACTCCCAAAACCTCGGCGAGCTCGACCCAGCTTTTCGCGGTCTTTTTGATCTCGGTGACATCCTCGATCGGTTTGTCGGCTTTGGCTTTGTAGTCCTCGATCTGCGACCAGTCATCGCGTGAAAGCGTCTTGCCCTCCTTGAGCTTTTTGAGGATATTGGCCACATTCGCTTTGCGGATGCGGCTGTACTGTTCAGAGTTGATGTCCATGGCTTGTCAACTGACCGAGGTGTAAGGTCAAAAAGAGTTTTCTCACGTTTTTTTAATGTAGGTCCGCAAAGCCGCGCCCTCGGACCCCCCTCCAAGGAGACTCCTTACCCCCACCCCCATGCCTGTATCTTGTATGGTCTGGGTCATATCTCTCCGATTTTGTAAGTGTCGCGGATTTTCTTGATGTCTTCGTCGTACTCATTGGCCACGACATAGTTTTGGCCGGTGGCGATCTTCTGTCCCACATAGGCGTGAAACTCCACAACCGGCAGCAGGTCTTTGTGCAGCGAGTAAAGCATCTCCTCATCGACCTCATCGAACCATCCAGTATCTTCGAGGGAGCGGCGAAACACGCAGAGACGGTTCACATGCGGAATGGCGTTGTCGATGCCTCCGCCGGTCGGTTTCTCCATATCCTCCTTTGTGGCCACGCGGCCGAGCTTGATTGACTTGCGCAGCACATCGCCGCTCATCTCCTTCTTGGCCGCTGTCTCCAGCCACATCGCTTGGTCGTCAGGGTTTTTGAGTGATGCGACTGCCCGGTGATGGTCAAACGAGAGGCGCTCTTTGCGGATGGTGAGTGGCACATTCTTGGCAACTAGGGCGACCCGCATGAGGGTGCTGACTTCGAGCCGGGTGAGCTTTGAGGCGCGAACATAGTCGAATGAGCCCGTGGTGGCTTTCACCCAGTTGATCGCATCGCCGATGATCCATGTGGACGACTCCCTCATCTTGGCGGCTTTGACGAGGATGTCCTCGATCTCGACCATATCGGGCGCCTCATCGCCGAAGACCAGTCCGGTCGGAGTTGCGGTGATGCGCGGTGTTTCAAATCCCGGCAGTGATGGATTGCTGCGGGCGACTTCGGTGATGATTTCAGTGTCCATGGATCTCTAATTTTTGTTTTTGTACGGAAAGGATTCGGGCCTGCTGGTACGCCTTGCGTGCGTGTCCACTTCTCATGGCACGGTATGGCTTGATCTTGAGCGCGTCGGTCATCTCGATGCACCTCTTGCTCACTGCCGCCCGCGTGATGCCATGGCGCTTGGCGATGTCGGTCATCGAGTTGCCCTGGTAGGCGAGCCCGGCAACCAGTGTCGCGCAGTCCATGGTGAGTCCGGGGTTTTTGTCGCTGGCCAGCTCGCCGATCAGCCGGCGCATGATGTCCCAAATCTGGTCGCTGTTGATGGTTGATGGCGG